CTGTCCACTGTGTCAGAAGGACTTGCAGATACTCAGAAAGAAAAACTCGCAGCACTTGCTGAGGGTCTAGAGTTTGTCTCGGAAGAGTCATTCTCCGCAAAGGTCAAGACCATTAAGGAGTCTTACTTTAAAGAGTCAGCTTCTGCACCCGCAGAAATTGCTGATGAAACTCCCGTCGAAGGAGGAGACGCTGAGGTATCGCCAGCAATGGCACAATATCTCAACGCCCTCAATCGCTGGCAGTGATATTATTTTAACCCCATTTTTTCAAGAGCAAAACAATGTTTAATTCAAAAGCTCTAACCGAAAAGTGGTCACCTGTTCTAGGTCATGAAGGCGCTGGTGCCATCAAAGACAACTATAGAAAGAGTGTTACCGCTGTTCTGTTAGAAAACACCGAAAAGCAGCTACGCGAAGAGCGTGGTATGATCAACGAAGCATCCAACACCGTTGGCGCTATCGCACCTGCTGGTCTATCTGGTGATAGCCTAGCAAACACCCCAGCAACTGGTGGTCTTGCAGGTTTCGACCCTGTAATGATCAGCCTCATCCGTCGCGCAATGCCTAACTTGGTTGCGTATGACATCTGTGGCGTTCAACCAATGTCTGGTCCTACTGGTTTGATCTTCGCAATGAAGAGCCACTACCAGGATAAGGATGCTGCACTCCGTGCTGGTAAGGAAGCACTCTACAACGAGCCTGACACCAACTTCTCTGCATCTTCTAAGGGTGCTGGTGCATACGACAACACTCCTCTCGGATCTGACGACGTTGATCCTAAGGGCGACGGCGGTACTACCGACGCTAACCCTGGTCTCCTCAACGACGGCGGCACCTATGAGCGTGGCGAAAGAGGAATTGCAAGAGAGGACGCTGAGACCCTAGGTTCAGGTTCAACCTTGTTCAACGAGATGTCCTTCAGCATCGAGAAGACCTCGGTACAAGCACGTACCAGAGCACTCAAAGCTGAGTACACCTTGGAACTCGCACAAGACCTCAAGGCGATCCATGGTCTAGACGCTGAGCAAGAGCTCGCTAACCTTCTTTCTAGCGAGATCCTTGCTGAGATCAACCGTGAAGTTGTCAGAACTGTTTACACCGTTGCTAAGCCTGGTGCTCAGAACAACGTTGCTAACGCTGGCATCTTTGACCTCGACGTTGACTCCAACGGTCGCTGGTCGGTTGAAAAGTTCAAGGGACTTATGTTCCAGATCGAAAGAGATGCTAACGCTATCGCGCAGCAAACTCGTAGAGGAAAGGGCAACTTCATCATGACATCTGCTGATGTTGCTTCTGCACTCGCAATGTCTGGTGTCCTTGACTACTCCTCAGGTCTAACTGGCGCAGGCGGTCCTTCCATCGGTGAAGTCGATGACACTGGCAACCTCCTCGTCGGAACCATGAACGGTCGCATTAAGGTCTACGTTGATCCTTATTCTGCTAACGTTTCCAACAGCCACTTCTATGTTGCTGGTTATAAGGGTTCCTCCCCATATGACGCAGGTCTCTTCTACTGCCCATATGTACCCCTCCAGATGCTCAGAAGCATCGATCCTAACACCTTCCAGCCTAAGATTGGCTTCAAGACCCGCTACGGCATGGTCGCGAACCCATTCGTCACACAGGCGAACGGTACACCTGATCAGGAAACGCTTACCGCTTCCCGCAACCAGTATTACAGACGTGTTCTTGTCAAGAACCTCATGTGATATTGTTTACATATCAACACAGGGACCCTACGGGGTCCCTTTTTTTATGCTTAAATAGTAGAAGCATCTGTTCTTATAATGATTATGCCTCGTGGAAGACTGGACAAGGTTGACATCCTCGCAAGAGTCTATAAGATGAAGACAGCACTATATGATGGGCAACACTCTGACAAGTCAGGAGACTGGCATGACGGAGCACATGACGCTCTCAATAGGGTGCTAGACACCATCAACGAATACGGTTCATGAATCCCTCTTTAGTTTTACTACTGTGCCTATCACCTCTAGTGGTGATCTTCATCGTAATGAAACTTGCTCTCTGGATTACAGAGACTGCATCATACCGTGCTGAAACTGAAAAGTTAAAAAGAATGCAACACGGTCCCTACATCGTCTGGGATGATGAAGAGGAGGAAGACGAATGGACATGAACAAACTTTATGAAGAAATTTTGAAGATGAAGAACGAAACTTTGATGGAAGAACCTTGTCCTCTATACGAACCCGAGTGGGAAGATGTCACAAATTCAGCAAAAGATTGGGAAGATTTTTGGTATAACGAAGACCGAACCACAACCGACGATAACGAAGGAAGAAGTTCAGGAGATGATTGACGATGCAATACGCAAACACAATCGCAACGCTGGAATTATTTCTATGTGTGTTGGTTGGGTTGTTCTTGCACTTTTTGCTGAGGGTCTTCTTCGACTTATCGGAGTAATTCCACCATTAGCACCATGGCTGAACATACACTTATAATTGAATGGATAGGAATAATTTTAGCATTGGTGTTTGGCGTGACTATGTTCTGTCAAGGTCATGCCATCTTCCATGGTAAATATGGGTATAAGCATACGGAACGTGATAAGCAACGTTCTGCGGATATTCGGAAACAACTGGAAAAAATCATCAATGCAAATGGACATTCTACAAAAGAGGATTAGGCAATTGGAAATTTCAGAGAAAATTGACGCTGCTCTATTAGAATGGTACTCTGAACAAGGCAGACCAGTTCCACAATGGAAGAAAGAAAAGTATTCCTGGTGGAGAGAATATCTTATTGACCTAGGTCTTGATCCAAATAATCCATGATTGAAATTAATAATTTTTTATCAGATGAGTATTGCGATGATCTGATAAACGTGCATAAACAACATTGCACCACTGAAGCGAAACCAGATGAACAAAGACCATTGTATGTCAACGGAAAATATCCAGACATAGAATATAAAATAGAAAAACTCTCTAGACAATTATCAAATTTAGCACAGTTGGAGACAACTGCTATTGTGCATTGGTCTGTAGGATCACATATGAAACCGCACTATGATCATCCACAAGATCTATTTGCTGCCATCATATATCTAAATGATGATTACAAGGGAGGACAAACATGTTTTGAGAATGCAGAGATCCAACCAGAAAAAGGAAAGTTGTTATTATTTTCTTCTTGTGGTGTAAAACATTGGGTCAATATGGTATGTGAATCTGACAGATACACTCTCGCATTTTGGATTACCAAAACAAATGATATGATGTTTGTCCCAGGAATAAATACTAAGTAGCTTGGGAAGTTGACATGTCTGCTGATTGGTATAAGGAACAACCTAGTAATAGGAATTTTCTAAACCCTATTGGTTATCTTCTGAAACTAGAAAAGTTTGCAGGAGTAGACTTCTTTTGTCAAAGAGCAAATCTCCCCGAACTTACGATGCCAACTACGGAGGTAGCAAGTCCATTTAGGAACTTGCCTATCATTCCTGGAGGCGGAGTAACGTTCGGGGATTTTTCTGTATCTTTTATTGTTGATGAAGATCTCAAGAACTACAATGCTATCCACAGTTGGATTCGCGATAATGGCAATGCAGATCAAATGGCGAGAACCACACCAAAGAATGATATCTTAACACATGGTTTGCTTCATATTGTAACCTCTCATTTCAACCCAGCATTTATCGTAGAGTTCAGAGACATCTTTCCTGTCAGTTTGTCCGCTCTACAGTTTGATGCTACAATGACTGATGTAGAATACATCACCGCAGAGGTGACGTTCAAACATCAACAAATGTTCTTACTTGATAAAGACTCGCGACCCCTATGAATTTTGAATCTCTTCGTAATAAATTTGAAAAACTGAGAGAAGACTGGGCAGAAGATTCTGCAGTTGACTTTCAATTTAAGAACAAACAGTATACCACAGATCTGGGACAACTCGCGTTAGACATCCCTTTTCAACATAATAAATACTTAAACCATTACACTGACATTCAGCAGATCAAAACCTCGCTGGAGTTTGAGATCCGCAAAATGGTTAGAGATAAGCGTGAGTATTACTCTGGCGAAGCAGACGCTAAGACATACGCCGCTAAACCATTTGGATCATCTATCAAAACTTCCGAAAAGATGAAGGTCTATCTAGAGAGTGATGAAGAGATCATCAACCTAGAAGCAAAGATCAAATATCTAGACCAGATGCTTTACTGGTTGGATCAGGTTATGAAGCAAATTTCTAACCGAGGTTTTCAGATCAAGAGTGCCATTGAATGGGAGAAATTCGTAAATGGACAATGATGACCACCCTGAGTATCAAAAAGAAAAACGAAGTCTATGTTACCGTTCAGTCTGCAGAACCTCATGTTCATCATGAGCTCTCAGACTATTTTTCTTTTGAGGTTCCTGAAGCAAAATTCTTAAAGAAGAACCCCAGGTACAAATACTGGGATGGAACGATTCGTCTGTACTCCCCAGGTACAGGCGAACTTTATGGTGGCTTGATGGAGCACCTAAAAGTTTGGGCAGACGAAAGGCAATACAATATCGAGTATGAAAAAAATGATTGGTATGGAGATGTTGAAGAGACAAATAATTTTGTCTCTCCTCGTGGTATCAAAACCTTTATGGACAAGATCACCAGAGCGGGAATTACTCCACGCGACTATCAGTACCGTGCGGTCTATGAAGCGATAAAAAATAACCGCAAACTACTTCTTTCTCCTACGGGTTCTGGGAAGTCTCTGATGATCTATTCCCTCGTCAGATACTATACTGCTACCGACAAGAAGACGCTCATCATCGTCCCTACTACGTCCTTGGTAGAACAGATGGTCAATGACTTTAATGACTACGGATGGAATGCTGACGACCATGTGCATAAGATATATTCGGGCAAGGATAAGAATACGGATAAACCAATTATTATTTCAACCTGGCAGTCAATCTACAAGTTTCCCAAAAGATACTTTGATGATATTGACTGTGTTATCGGTGATGAGGCACACCTATTTAAGTCGAAATCCCTCACAGGAATCATGACAAAGTTGCATAACGCAAAGTATCGCTTTGGATTCACTGGTACTCTAGACGGAACCAAGACTCATAAGTGGGTGCTTGAGGGATTGTTTGGCAACTGTGAGCGTGTGACTAAAACAGATGATTTAATCAGAGAAGGATATCTTAGCAAGTTTAGAATCAAAGTGTTGTTGTGTAAGCACGCTCCGCAATACTTTGAATCATATCATGATGAGATGGAGTATCTTGTAGAACATCGTGGTAGAAATAATCTGATTAAAAATTTAGTTAATGATATGGAAGGCAACACTCTTGTGTTGTTCAACTATATCGAGAAGCATGGGGAACCACTTTTTGATTTGATAAATAGCACCATAGACCCCGAGCGAAAACTATTTTTTGTTCATGGTGGTACTGATGTAGAAGACAGAGAACAGGTACGGCAGATTACTGAGACAGAGAATAATGCAATTATTCTTGCATCTTACGGCACATTTTCTACAGGCATCAACATCAAACGACTACACAATATTATCTTTGCATCCCCAAGTAAGTCGCGCATCCGCAACCTCCAGTCCATCGGACGTGTCCTCAGGAAAGGCGAAGGCAAAGACATTGCAACCTTGTATGACATCGCTGACGACATTGGCGGGCAGAACTACACCCTTCGTCATTTGAATGAAAGAGTTAACATTTACAATGAAGAGAACTTTAA